ACAGTCTTCTTTTTCATCATCGCTCCAGAAAAAAAGGGGCACTATGGCCCCACCCCGGCAACTGCGGATTAAGGGGCATCACAATTCTATATCGGGAATCGGAATGTCAATAGGCCATTTTCCCTGATCCTGTAGAGCCTGGACTGTCCTACGGTGAGCAGCAAGCCACTTCTCCTTCCGCTCCTCTTTGGTCATCTTGTTGCCCTGGTCGATCTCCCAATGGCACTTGAGACATAAGGCGGCTATGTGGTTGTCGTCTGCCTTCACGCCCTTTCCTTTCCCGCCCGTCCAGTTGGAGTGAGCCGCCTGGGAGTTCGGGTGGCCACAGCATTGACAAGAAAGCTCCGCGACCGTTCTAAGGAGTTTGGGGCTTCTGATGTAGGTGTGCTTTTGAAACATGATGAATGATCCAAGACCAGATTGCGCCGCCTGCGACTTTTGCCGCGAACTGCATCAGAACGATGTGCGGCATGAGAGTACCAAACGCGATGGTCGGGAAGATAACCGAGTCAACCGCCGCCCCAGCCACATTAGAGACATTCGCCCTTTTGAGCCAATCTCCAGCCAGCTTGGTGAAAACCGCCCAATCAACAACAGCAGCAGCAGTAAAAGCCACCGCAGAAGCTATGGCGATCATCTGTGCTGATGGGTTGGCAAGATAAGTAATCCCACCCGAAACCAGGATTAGCGCAAACATCTGCTTTTGATTGATCTTCGTGTGCAGCCAGTCCCTGAGAGTCAGGTCTAACCCTATGAGAAAGAAAGCATTGATAGGGCTGACCCAAGGCCCAAATGCGGCAATTGACAGGTTGGCCACCGTCATTGCGGCGGCATAGATCACGATTGAAACGTAAAGCACAGCTCCTCCTGAGTGTCGATAAACATGGGCGCGGAATTGTTCGCCTCGATTCTTTCCGCGATGACCTCTGCCCTTTGAGCGGCGGTTGGCGGAAGGTAAGACCCAAACCGACTAAGCGAACCCGAGTTCACGGATGCATTGGTTGAGTCGGCAGAGGAAAGCGGCAGCTTGGTAAAGATGTCTGGATCAAGCATTCTCAACCCGTGTAGCTTACAGATCGGCCTTCCCTTGTCATCGCAGATGGCATTCATGGCTTGTTTCATCCTGCGCCACCATTGCTCAGTACCAGGCTGAGAAAACTCCCCGCTTGATCCCAAAGCTACCGTCTTGAACTGCCTTGCCAACCATGTCAGTCTTGGAGTGGGTTCGTGCATATGCCAGACCGGGACTCCGGTCATGGACTTGGGCCACCTTTCAATCAAGGCATCATTTTCCCGATCCGTCCCATCAATCACATCAGGGATCAGGGCAAAGTCGAACCCAGGATGGCGATGCCACTCCCACACCCACTTGATGTATCCGGCCACATCCAACTTTCCGCCCTGCTTCCAGACCGTGAACGCACCGTTATCAAGGCAGAACGATTGGCAAACCTCTGCCGCGATGGGCAAGTCTTCGGGATAGCTGAACGGCACTAGAGCGTGCCTCCCAGCCAGGAACCTGGCGGCGTCTTTGCGCTGTCCCCCTACAGGGGTTCCATGATAGTGAATCATGTTGTTGCCCTCATCTCCATGCGCTTAGTGCTTTCTTCTGTTCTCCAGCAGTCCACCCTCATCCTCGCGGCCTCCAGCTTCCATTTCAGGTCTTCCTCAACCTCTATCGCCGCCGCCAGTCCCTTCAGAAGCTCTTGATACTCAGGATGTGAGTACGCCTCCCTCTCTTGGGCGTTGACCGCTTCGAACTTTGTCATCGCTTCTTTCATCAGCAGAGCTTTCTTGCTCTTTCTGAACTCCTCGAGGAACACGCGCTGGGCCTTGGCCTTTGCGTAGTCTCCTGAGTTCCTGATGATGAAGTCGATGGCGGCGTGGGCGTTCACTTGATGAGTCTCTCTATCGTCTTGAGGAGTACCGCGATGATCGCTATGGAGATGAATATCTCAATCTCGGACAAAGATTCCATTTGCATGGAGTGTTCCTTTCCGATCTTTTATTTCCTCATATGCCCTGTTCAAACAGGTAATCAGATCAAGCCCGGCTAGGTCTGCCGCCAGGATAAGAGTTACCAGAACATCGCCGAACCCGTCAATCTGAGCCTCGCGGTTTCCTTTTAATGTCGCAGATACTAATTCTCCGAGTTCTTCCATGCACTTGAGAAGTTGTTTCTCGGTTGTGCTGTTTGGGATGATCTTGCGAGCCTCGGCCCACCGAATAATATCTAGCTCAAGAATCGAATAACTCACAGTATTTCCTCTCTTACACAAACATCAACACCAGCAACCATTGAGTAAACTTTCTTCGCGGATACTCTGACCACTTGTGTATCGTCTAGATATACAACTCCATTCATTCCGTCGAGATATGCCTTGATTATGTTGTCGATGTCAGGCTTCTTCGTCGGTCTCTCCCTTCCTTCAAAGCACTCGTTCTGGCGGCGTTTGGAGAAAGATGAGGGGCAAGGTACTCTGATGTAGAGATCGACGCTCACAGGGCTTTCTAGGGGGCTTGCTGACCCCATTGCGCGAGCAGATGCGTCTTTTATGGTTGCTTCATAGCTCTTTGTCTTAGCGTCGGTGTAAGTTTGGACGAAGTTTCCAGCTCTTCGGAACCTTGGTCTTCCCTTGCCTTGAGGGATTCCTTCGACGGTAAAGACAACTATGAATGTCATTTCTTCAACCTATTCATTGCGTCGCGGAGTTCTTGGGCGGCTTTTGCGCCTCGCTTCTTTTCAATGTCTCGTATTGTTTGTCCCCACCAGGCCGAGGCAGTAATCAGACCATGATCGGCTTTCATTGAATTGAATGTCTTGACCCAATGCTTCGCCTCGCATTCCATCCGAAATGTCTCCTGTGAGGAAGAGGGCGTAGGTGATTGACTCTGTGCTGTGATTGACTCCATCTTTAACCTCATTGAGAAGTTTTACGGCTTCAAAGTAATTCACTCAAATATCTCCAGGCTGTTGCGGCGCAGAGTGGGACTTGTCCATTTCCAATGGCTTTAAGTCTGTCCATCCTAGCGGCCACCCCATCAGCCACTCGACCCACATCGGGTTCAATGCTCCACCAGCCAGTTCCGGCATCTCCTTGCGAACCCAATTCTTTGAGCCGCCCCATTCCTGCATCGTCCCACCCCAGTTCGGGCTTCCTGCATTTGGTGTCGGCCAAAGTCTGGCCGCTGATGCCAGACCCATTCCACTCTTTGCGCTCACTCCTGGACGGTTGTAGTTCCCGCAAACCGTTGGAGAGGGCCACAACCCAGAGTCTGTCTCTTTGGTGCGGCGCTCCAACATCGGCAGCTCCCATAACAGTCCACCGCGAGTCATACCCGAGCGTGGCAAGGTCTCCAAGGACTCTGGCAAGTCCTCTAGTAACGAGCATTGGGCTGTTCTCCACGAAGACGAATCTGGGTCGTACTTCGCTAACCACCCTCGCCATGTGCTTCCACATTCCGCTACGCTCTCCTTCGATTCCGACACCTTTTCCGGCGCTTGAGATGTCCTGGCAGGGAAAGCCGCCAGATACAACATCAACAATGCCTCTCCACGGTCTTCCGTCAAAGGTTTGAATGTCATCCCAAATCGGGAAAGGCGGGAGAAGACCGTCGTTTTGTCGGGCGCACAGTACGCTTGCGGGGTAGGGTTCCCACTCGACGGCGCAGACGGTTCGCCATCCGAGGAGCTTTCCCCCAAGTATTCCTCCACCAGCACCCGCGAATAAAGCCAGCTCATTCATACCTTCTTGATGATGGAGTTAAGCATCTGGCGAATCTCAGGAGGAGGCGCGACCTTCCTCAGAGAATCCTCCTCGATCTTGACCAAAGCAGGATCACGCATTGGTGCGCTTGGGACAGTCAGCGTTGGGGCCGGGACATACCAGCTCGCCTTGAAGCCACCCCACCCTCTCAAGCAGCACTCCTTCAGAGCTTCCTGCATTGAGATGCCAGCCTTCTTCACCTCGGCCTCGACTTGAGCCATAGCGGTCTTGGTCAAGGGAAGTTTCTTGGCCTTGCGGATCGCTAACCAGTCATTCCAGACTTGAGGATCAACACCAGAGAAGCACTCGACGACAGTCGATGTGCGTGTATTTGGTTTTTTCTTTTCTGGTTCAGGTTCTGGTTCAGGTTCAGGCTGTTGTGCAACCGTGGACAACGGATTCGTAACCGTTGATCTCTGTTGAACAACGGTTGTTTTTGTAGCTAACTCGTTGATTTTATTGAGTGCATCCAAATCGTCTGCCAACAGTCCGCCTGGAGGATGTGGGTACTTTGAACGCTTGATCTGAAGCCTCTGACGGAACTTCGGAATGAACCCGTAACGCTTCCCATCGACCTCGTAAAGCCTGATGAGATCGTTGTCAGCGAGCAGTTGGATGAGCTTGTCGCCAGACTCTCTTCGGATGTCGGCTCGACGCGCCAGCTTAAAGCTAGTGGCCTCGAAGAGACCTACGTCATCGGCGCTCAGGAGAATGGTGACATAGAGCCACCTGGCCTCGATAGGCAGGGAGAGGATGGATTCCGACTCCAACATCTCGTCCCGAATAAGACGGTTTGGCATACGACCCCTAAAGTCGACCCCAAAGGAAACCGTCGGCAGGCGGGGGTCTATCGCTTTTCGGGAAGGTAGCTACTCCTTCCCTAGCCGGGTTTCGCATCACTCTACATCAGTTGCAAGTGGTTGTGCAAGTCCTGAACTGACCCTCTCCGTAGCAGCAGGTCATACAGGTCACCGTCTTGCCATTGACGATGTATGTGTGGGAAGTGCAGGCCGCATGAGCGTTAGCACCAAGCAGCATCATTGCGG